TTCGTCGGCGAGTACGAGACCTTCACCACCCAGATTGCGGCGCTAGCCAGCGCTGTTGCGGCTATCGCTGGGATTTTGTTACCCGAACAACCGGATGCACCCTTGCCGCCGATTGATCTGGTGAGTCGCTCTGAGCCATGCCCGGATCGCCCAGGCCAACCCGATGGCGCGGGACCCGTCAGCATTCGCCAGCGCGCAACCGATCCTAACCCCACACCACCTGGTTTTGGAGATCAGCATTGAACGGGATTATGACGCAGATACTCATCTCCGCCGCGGCCAAGGCGCTCATCGGCGCGGATTGGGAAAAAGTGAAATCCGTGGTGGCAAGCGTCGCCGACAGCACGCTCAGCGGATCGCAAAAGCGAGAGGAGGTCATTCAGCGGATAAAAGCGCTAGGGCTGTCACTCTCGGAATCGCTTCTGAATTTCGCGATTGAGGCCGCTGTGACGTGGCTCAAACAGCGCAGCCGCTAGGAGACCTGATTGATGACTGTCACGCTGGACGCCATGCAATTGCTGAGTCTGCTCGGCGGACTGCTCGGCGGCTTATTCGCCGTGGGGCGCTTTCTGCTCAGTCAATTCGAGCGCCGCCTCGATCAACGTTTCGCGTCGCTGGATGCCGCACGCCTGGATGGTCAGCGCGTCTGGGTCGATACCTTTAATGCCCATGTCAATAATGAGCAGCGCGAATTTGAAATCGTGCGCAACCTGCAACACGAATTTCTGAGCTTGCGGGCGGATCTGGCCGCGCATTACATCCGCCGGGACGAGCTACGAGACCAACTGGCACAGCTACGCACCCATGTTCAAACCGTTGACGAAAAAATTGATCGTTTGATTCTGATGCGAGGAAGCCGTGAGCATGGAGACACCTGATTTTGATGCGATTCGACGGGAAACCGTCCGCTGGCTGATCCTGCTCTGCGCCAATGCGGGCGATTGGCTCGGCGTGGGTGAGCATCAGGTCCGCGCAACGCTGGCGACCGAGTACCCCAACTTACCCCTGTCGGTGCTGCGTCATGAGGTGCGCTATCTGGCCAATCGGGGTTATCTCAAGCTGGAGGTCCACGATGGCCAGCCCTGGCGCGCGACTATTACCGCCGCAGGCACCGATCTCGTGGAATACCGGGCCGATTGTCCGCCGACCATTGCGCGAACGGCCAAAGGGACGGGCATCTGATGGCACCACCGCGCAAAGTCGATTTATTGCCGCCGGAAATCCGCAAGGGGTTGGATGACCGGCTGATTGCCTCCGGGTTTGGCGACTATAACGGCTTATCCGACTGGCTCGGAGCACTCGGTTACGAGATCAGCAAGAGCGCCCTACACCAGTACGGCCAGGAATATAAACAAGAGTTTAACGATACGTTACGACGCTTAACCGTCGCCACTTATATGGCCAAGCAAATCAACGACGAGATGGAAAATGCGCTCGACAAAACAAATTCGGTGCGGTTGCGGGATAAGGTGTTTGAAGAGATCACAGCCTTAGAGAAAGCAAAGGAAGCAACCGATCCTATCACTCGCGCCAAACATCTCAATAGCCTAACGCTCTCCCAATCACGACTCAGCCGCGCCAGCATTAATCGCCAGAAATGGGATGCGGAGCTAAGCGCCAAAACCCAAGCCGCTGCCGAAGCGATTGAAAAGATCGCCAAGCGGGGCGGACTCAACGCCGACACCGCCGCCGAAATCCGCCGGGAAATTCTGGGGATCGCCGCATGAGCGCCGCCATTCCCCCCGTCCTGCTGCCCTACCAGCAGCGCTGGATTGGAGATAAACGACCGCTCAAGATCGCCGAGAAATCCCGACGTACCGGCTTGACCTGGGCGGAGGCGGCAGACGATGTGCTCTATGCCGCCTCGGCGCGCGACGCCGGTGGTCAGAATGTCTACTACATCGCCTACAACCAGGACATGACCATCGAATATATCCAGGCGTGTGCGATGTGGGCGCGGGCGTTTGACTATGCGGCGAGCGAAATTGAAGAAGGTATTTGGGATGACGAAGCCGACCGCGACCGTGCCATCAAAACGTATACGATTCGTTTTCCGAGTGGATTTCGCATTGTCGCGCTTTCAAGCCGTCCCACAAACCTGCGTGGTAAACAAGGCGTTGTCGTCATTGACGAAGCGGCTTTCCATGAGCAGTTGGACAAACTACTCAAAGCGGCGCTGGCGCTACTGATCTGGGGTGGTGCGGTACGGATCATCAGCACTCACAATGGTGCGGAAAATCCCTTTAACGAACTGATCAACGATGCGCGCGCTGGACGGCTGGGCGCGGAGGCGAGCGTCCATCGGATTGAGTTTCGCCCTGCCGTCGCCGAGGGTCTGTATCGTCGGGTCTGCGCCCGCACCGGTCGGGCTTGGAGTCTGGAAGCGGAAGCGGCTTGGATTGAGAGCATCTACCAGATCTACCGCGCCAATGCCGCCGAAGAACTGGATGTCATTCCCTCCAGTGGTGAAGGCGCATTTTTATCCAGCGTCCTGATCGAGTCGCGGATGGTACCTGCACCCGTGCTGCGCTGGAGCTGCACCAACGACTTTGCCACCTTACCCGATTGGCATCGCTATAAAGACTGCCAGGACTGGATTGACGCCTATTTGCACCCGCAAATCGTCCTGTTAAACCCACTTTTACAGCACTATTACGGGCTGGATTTCGGCCGCAAGATCGATCTATCCGTCATTGCGCCCATCGCGTTAGAGACGAATCTGGTGCGCCGTGTGCCGTTTATGATCGAGCTGCGCAACATCCCGTTCAAGCAACAGCAGCAAATCCTGTATTACCTGGTGGATCGCTTGCCAAACTTCGCCAGAGGCGCACACGACGCCCGTGGCAACGGCCAGCAGCTTGCTGAAGAGGCCTGGCAGCGCTACGGCGCACAGCGCATCGAGCCGGTGATGCTGACCGAGGAATGGTATCGAAACCAGATGCCACCCCTTAAAGCCGCCTTTGAAGACGCCATGCTGCTGCTGCCGCGCGATGCGGATGTACGGGATGACTTACGCGCCTTGCGACTGGTACGCGGGGTGGCTCGCATCCCCGAAAACTACCAAGGCAAAGGCAGCGACGGCAAGCCACGTCATGCGGATGCCGCCATCGCCTTGACGCTGGGCTACTACGCCAGCCAGCAATCACCGCCGGCTTTTGACCAAATCCAAACCACCGGCGAGCGCTATTTAGGCGTGGGCGCATTTGCAGCCGCACGATCCGCAGCGATCCCCTATCGTGATGTGGGTTGGGGCACGGTCGGTGGCTCTGGCCTGACGCGAGGTTTTTAGGATGCCTGAATCCAACGACAAGCCGATCTTCAGCGAAATCGCCAGCACGGGCGATGGCCGCGACATTACCCGTGGCTGGCTGACCGACGATGGCCGTTTGCCCGCACAAGACCCGATTCTCACCGAGTTCGGCGGACGCCATTACGACATTTATAAACAAGTGCTTTCGGACTGGCAGGTCCGCTCGACCTTTGCCCAGCGGCAATTAGCGCTCACCGCCTGTGAGTGGGAGGTCGAACCCGGTGGGTCGAAACGCGCCGATAAGAATGCAGCGGCGTTACTGGAAGAACAACTGAAAACGGTCGGCTGGGATGACGCCACCCAGGGGATGCATTTCGGCGTCTTTTATGGCTTTGCGGTCAGTGAGTGTCTGTATGCGCGCGATGGTTCGACCGTCGGGTTAGACCGTATTAAGGTCCGGGATCGGGCGCGCTTTGCCTACGATGCCAAAATGCAGCTTCGGCTGTTGACGGCTAAGGATAGCTGGAAGGGCGAGTGGTTACCGGATCGGAAATTCTGGCAGTTTTGCACGGGGGCCGATCACGATGATGATCCCTACGGGATGGGCTTGGCGCACTGGCTCTATTGGCCCGTGCAATTTAAACGCGGCAACCTCAAGTTTTGGCTGATTGCGGCGGAAAAGTTCGGCTCACCGACCGCTGTGGGGTGGTTCCCGCCCAACACGTCCGCCGATGATCGCGCCAAGCTCCTCGCCGCCCTCAAAGCCATCCAAACCGAATCGGGGATTCGGGTACCCGAAGGCATCCGCATTGAACTCCTCGAAGCCCAGCGCGCCAGCGGTCTGGATTACGAGCGGCTGTGTATTTATCTCGATCAGGCCATCGCCAAGATTACGCTGGGTCAGGTGATGACCAGTGAGGCCGTCGGCGGTCAGTACAAGGCCGATGTGCAAAACAGCGTTCGCCAAGAACTGATCAAAGCCGATGCGGATTTGCTGTGCGAATCGTTTAATCGCGGTCCCGCGCGCTGGCTGACCGAGTGGAACTATCCCGGTGCGGCCTCTCCACGGGTGTTTCGATTGACCGAACCAGAGGAAGATTTAAACGGTCGGGCGGAACGCGAAAGCAAGATCTTTACGATGGGCTATCGGCCGACGCTGGCGATGGTCGAAGAGGTCTATGGCGGCGAATGGGAGG